GTGTAATAATCACAGAAAGTGGAACACCGGAGAATTTTAAAGATGGGTATAGTATTATCAATCATGATGTTGAAATAAATATATACGCATCAAAGGGCAAAGATGGCAACGCTGGATTTTTGGAAGCGTCAAATATAGCCGATGCAATAGAAACAATTTTGCACCGGTACAAAGGCACCGTAAATGGCAAAGATATTAGGCAAACATTGTTTAGCAACCAAGAAATATTATTTGATAACACCAGCCAATGTGCAAGGGTGATTATGGAATATTCAATAAGACAAAGCAAAGTAAAACCATCTGGTTTTGTAGTTTCAGAATCGGGTGCTTTTTTAATAACAGAAGCAAGCGTAAGCATAACAAAAGAATAAAATGAGTATAAAATTTTCAGAATTTACAGCGGTAACGGATTTTACTGAATTGGTAGGTCTTTCAGCATCTGATAATGGCAAGATCACAAAAGCCGATTTAAAAACTATAATTGGTCTCACTCAGTTGGAAGGTATGGTAACCTCACCCCCTTCTGGTGGCGATCCAGGCGGCTTGGTTTATATTGTTGCAAATAATATTCAAGATATTCTAGCCAATACCTTAAAGATATCATTCGATAGTGCAAGTAAAGCAAGACTATTGAACACAAGTGGAACCAATACTGGCGATGGACAACTTTTGAATGTGACTACCACAGAAAGAGATGCGATTTCTTCGCCAAATCCTGGGCTGATGATATTCAACACAACTACCAGCACAACCAATTTTTATAATGGGAGTGCGTGGGTTTAAAAAATTAACAAATAAATAAAATGGCAATAACTTTAGATAATTTAGTAGGAATGGACGGCGGCAAATATACGGATGGAACCGTTGCAGCTACTTCATCAGATAACTATCAATTTTTGGTAGTAAACGAGGACGCAGTATTTACTACATTAACGGATCAAGATGATACCGATGTAGTGGCAGAATGGGGCGTGAGCGGCAAGACAATAACTAAGGGTATGATATTAGGACCAAAGGGTGATAAGGCGTTTAAAAGCGTTGTGGTTGCTAGTGGATCTGTATTATTAATTAGAGGGTAGTATGTACGGGTACGGTTTCCAATACAGCAAGATTGACACCGACACACCTGGGCAAGTGATTGCATTAGCTTACAAGCTACGTGTGATTGCAGACGGCGGTGTTTATGAAAACAATACTTGCTTAGTTCGATTTTTAAATAAGATATCATAAATGAGTTTATACGATGACGCTAGTTTAATAGCCTACCCAAGTGGGTACAAAGAGAGTAAAATATATGCTCAGAAGCCCGTTCCTTCATATGGGGCTGAGTTAGTTAATAATGGAGATTTCGCAACTGATACGGGATGGAATAAAAACGCTAATTGGTCGATAAGTGGAGGCGTCGCCATTGCAGACGGTACGGGTAGTTCGGACATGAATCAAGGGCCACCTTTTGCAAGCGTAGGCACTAAGTATTTAATTTCATTCGATGTAGTTTCTTTAAGTCAAGGCTCTTTTAGGGTGTGGTTTGGCAACGCTACCATAGATGGAGATACTGTCGGGTCTTTTAGTGGCGAAGTAATAGCAACGTCAACGGATAGAATAAGGATATTAGCAATATCTACAGCTATAGGCTCAATCGACAACGTAAGCGTTAAAGAAGTGTTAAACAATGGAGATTTAACCTTTACAAGAGCAAGTTCTGCTACAAGAGTGAACGCTGAAGGGCTTATAGAGACGGCTTCTATTCTTGGGAGTGAAGAAGTTACTAATGGAGATTTTGCAACGGATACGGGCTGGAATAAAGGTACGGGCTGGACAATTAGCGGCGGTACTTTTAATGCGGGAGATACAACTAGCGTTACTATTTCAACTCAAGGGAGTGTATTGGTCATTGGTAAGTCTTACAAAATTACCTATAGCATTTCAAACTGGTCAGGCACGTTGACGGCTGGCTTGAGTCAAAGCGTTTTTGACTTTCACAATGCTGGTTATATTTCAGGAAACGGGGTTTATACCTTTTACGGAATTGCCACTTCTACTTTAATAGCTTTTTTTAGCAGAGCGGAAAATACTTTTTCAATCGACAACGTATCAGTCAAAGAAGTAATCACCTCAAACATCCCTCGCATAGACTACTCTAACGGATGTGGGTCGCTACTTTTGGAGGGGCAGAGGACAAATTTGATTCCTTATTCAGAGGATTTTAGTAATGCGGCTTGGAATAAAAACAATCTTACAGTCACTTCCGATTCTGCTATTTCTCCCGATGGGACTTTAAATGCAGCTAAATTAACAGAAGGCTCGGGAACGTCTACGCAATATAGGAGTAACATATCAATTTCCGCCTCTTCTGCAATACATACTTTCACTTGTTACGTTAAAAGGATATCGGGAACAAGAACAGCGTATCTAGATTTAGGTGCAGTAACGGGGTTTTTTAATTTTGATACTGAAACAATGCACTCAACCTCTGGAGTTGGAACATTTGAAAACTTTGGTGATGGTTGGTATAGAATACGCTTATCTCATATAACAGCAAGTACCGCAGCGTGCTTTTTAGGTTTTGGAAATGGAAACACAGAAACGTACACTTCTACGGGAGGTGCTGAAATATTATTTTGGGGCATACAAATAGAGCAATCATCCTACCCAACCTCATACGTCATTTCAAACAGCGGAACAACTACCACTCGCCTAGCAGACACAAGCAGCACTACGGGGCTTAGTAGTGTTATTAATAGCACAGAGGGGGTGTTGTATGCGGAGCTAAGTGCTTTGGCAGACGGTACAAATCAACGGTGGATTTCACTTGGCAGCGGCTCTAATGCAAATAGAGTGAGTATACTTTTTAACACAGCATCAAAAATAAATTGTTCTGTAAGAGGCTCGGCTGCGGCTATATATGACGCTAATTTTAATATAGGTAGCCAAACCAATAATTCTAAAGTAGCGGTAAGATACAAAGATTCTGATTTTGCATTTTTTGTAAATGGGGTCAAGGTAGATAGTCAACTAAGTGGGAGTTTGGTATTTAGCTCACCGCTAAGTCAGCTATCTTTTGATTCGGCAGATGCCGCTTCTGTTTTTGAAGGCAACGTACAAAACCTTATGGTCTTCCCTTCAGCACTCACAGACGATGAACTCGCAGACCTTACTGGAGCAGTACACCAAACATTCAATTCATTAGCAACCTTCTACGGATATACAATATTATAATTATGGCAGAACCAAGTTTACAATTAGGAAACGGGAACTGGGCTGGGAAGTCTGGAAACCTTTTAGGATATCACAAGGCTAATAATAACTTTTATGCGGATGAGCTAACATTCTCAAGAGCAAGTACGGGTACAATCGTAAACGCTGACGGGCTGATTGAGCAAGTGCCGTATAATAAGTTTAGGTATTCAGAGGAGATTGGTAGTACTGGATGGCAATTTTTTAGAGGCACAATAACCACAAATGTTACAACTGCGCCAGACGGGACTTTGACTGCCGACAAATACACAGAAGATTCACAATCGGGAGGACATTTATTTAGGCAACAAAATTTGACAGTTGTAGATGGGGTTACTTATACTGGTTCTATATACTTAAAAAAGGGAGAATTAACAAGCATTACTTTACAATCTAATAGCTCGTCAAGATGGGTTGCTTCGGCAGTTTTCAATTTAGAAAATGGGACAATAACATCTGGTTCTGGTATTATTACAGATGCGGGGAATGGTTGGTACAGATGTTCTATAACTGGATTAGCTGCACAAAATACGTCAGATGCTGGGCTAGAGTTCATTACATCTGGCGGAGCTGGTAGAGATGGACAAGGGTTATTTGCTTGGGGAGCTCAATTTGAATCTGGTGAATTAAAAACATACTACCCTACAACGACTCGTTTAAACGTCCCTCGAGTAGACTATCTAAACAATGCAAACGGGTCTTTATTGTTAGAGAGTCAGAGAACAAATTTGATTACCTATTCAGAAGCGTTTGATAATGCGTATTGGACTAAAGGTGGTGCAAGTGTAACAAGTGGCTTTACTTCTCCCGATGGTACTGCAAATGCTTTTAAATTGGTTGAAAACTCAAGTAATAGTATTCATAGAGTTGGAAGAGCCACGTTTTCTGCGGGTGTAAATAGAACTTTATCTTTCTTTGCTAAAAAAGGAGAAAGAAATTATGTTAGTTTATTTGAAAATAATGTAGGTAGTCCAACAGTAAAAGGTGTTATTTTTGATTTAGAAAACGGTACTTTTTATAATAATAATGCAAGTTTTTATTATAATGTAAAAATAGAAAATTACGGAAATGGTTGGTATAGATGTTCTGCTTATTTTCAAAATGGAGGTTTAAGTGTGCCATCTATTGGGGTTTCTGCTGATGGGTTAACTAATTCTTATCAAGGAGACGGAACAAGTGGCATTTATATCTACGGAGCTCAACTAGAAGAAGGCTCATACCCAACTAGCCTAATCCCCACCTCTGGCACTACGGTGACGAGATTGGGAGAAAATAGCTCATCTAGTGTTTTGCCAAACATCGTTGACGATTTTACTTTCTTTGTAGACTTTGTTAGATACGGGCAGTATGCTAATTCGGGAGTGTATAATTTCGCTGTAAAAAATTCAACAGATACAGATAGAATATCAATTTACAAATCATCAAGCGTCAGTAATTTAAATGTGGCGTATAAAATCGGGGGAGTTACCACAGTTACTAATATAGGAGCAAGCGTTGGCGATTTTGTTCATCATAAAATAGCATTTGTTTGCAACGGCACAACAGTAAAAGTGTTTAAAGATGGCTCTCTCGTGGATACAAAAACGGGTTTTTTAAATAGCGACTTGCTCACAGACATACACCTAAGAACAGAGTCTATAAGTACCACTAACGAATACGGGTCTAAGTTCCGAAGCACTCAGTTTTACTTATCAGCACTAACAGACACAGAACTAGCAACACTAACAACAATATGATATTTTTAAAATACGAATTTACAGACGAGCAATGGGCAACCATTAGACCAACTCTTTACAACACAGACGAAGAGGGCAACCAAACTTTAATACCTGAGATAAACGCAGTTGTCGAGATTGGACATATATGCTTTGCTTGGAGCGAGGGAGAAGAACCCGTATGCACAGACCTAAGTACTATGTACGCAGTTGATATGCTCTTAAATGAGCCCGTAGATAGCTTAGAGGCTTATGTTGTATGGCCTGACCCAGTAGGAGTTCACACTTTCGCTGGTGACGATTCGCTTTATCTTAAAGGGTACTGTATTGCTAACCCTGATAGCCCGTTCTGCGTGATTCCTGATGAAGATATATCTTAGTACTATATTAACTACTTTGGTTTTGTTCTTTGCTCCGATAAAGGGCATTATTCTGATGGTGGCTTTGGCTACTATTTTAGATACTTGTTTTGGTTTATGGAAAGCTAAGAAAACTGGCGAAGAAATAACCAGCAAGATATTCCGCAATGGCTTAGTTCCTAAACTAGTCAGCTATGTGGCTGCGGTTATGCTGATATATGCTTCTGATGTGTTTATAATAAATGCTTTGACTATGAGCGTTATTAGTGTGGAGTTTATATCTACTAAATTAATTGCTTTGGTGCTGCTATCTATTGAGGTGAAGTCTATGGATGAGTCATTTGTAAAAGTAAAAGGCTATTCATTCATTGATAAAATAAAGGCAATCATAAATAAGATTAAAGACGTTAAAAAACAATTTTAGTGAATTGGAGTGTCACACTAGCATTCCATTTCCCGCATGATCGTTTTGCTTTGGGCTGGGAGTACATCGCTCCTGATAACAATGTTAATTATAATACATTAACTTTGTACTTATTCATCGTGACGGTTCATTTTAATTATGCGAAAAATTGATAAAATTATTATCCATTGCTCAGCCACTCCAGAAGGCCGAGATGTAAAAACCGAAACAATCCGCCAATGGCATTTGAATAGGGGTTGGAGTGACAACGGATATCACTACGTCATTGAATTAGATGGCTCTGTTAATATGGGCCGCCACATTGATAGCATAGGAGCACATACAAGAGGTGAGAATGTTGGCAGCATTGGCATCTGTTATGTAGGTGGAATGGATGCAAATATGGAGCATCCAAAAGACACAAGGACAGACGCACAGAAAGAGGGGTTGAGGTGTTTAATATCCGATCTTAAAGCAAAATACGGTACATTGACAGTACACGGCCACAATGAGTTCGGCAATAAAGCGTGCCCAAGTTTCAACGTAAAAAAAGAATATGGAGAATAACATATATTTAGACGCATTCAATAAGCACCCACAAGGCGAACACGAAAGCCGAAAAGACTACTTCATTAGATTAAGTCCTATAATTGGCAAAGCACCGTTGACAATTAAAGAGCGGTATGGATTGCACAAATCAAAGATAGATAACTATTGTGACAATGCTGGGGTGCCAACCAAATCAGTCAAACATGGGTGGGTTAAAACAAAAGACACATCTTTATTTTTTACAAACCCAGATTACGAAGGGGCGGTATCTTATGATAAGATCCGCGAAAAACTTATAAAAGACTTAAAGGGATACTCACCAAAGTATCCAAAGATTAAACGCAAAAAGTCAAAGGATGGGCATTTATTAGTCATTGATCCAGCTGATGTACACATTGGAAAATTGTGTGAAGCATTTGAGACGGGTGAGGACTATGATACAAACATAGCGGTTAAACGCGTTTTAGAGGGGGTACAAGGCATTATTGACAAATCCCAAGGGTATAACATAGATAAGATATTATTTATCGGTGGCAACGATATTTTGCATATTGATTCTCCAAAGCGGCAAACTACAAGCGGGACTCCACAAGACACAGACGGAATGTGGTACAGCAATTTTTTAAAAGCCAAACAAATTTATGTTGATGTGCTAGAGATGTTGCTGCCCGTTGCTGATGTTGTATTTCATTTCAACCCCAGTAACCACGATTACCAAAGCGGGTTTTTCTTAGCCGATGTAATCCAAACATGGTTTAGAAAAAATAGTAATATCACCTTTGATTGCTCTATTGCACACCGAAAGTATTTTGCTTATGGTACGTCATTAATAGGGACCACTCACGGAGACGGAGCAAAGGCCAATGACTTACCGCTATTGATGGCCGTTGAAGCCGAAGACTGGGCCACAACAAAACACCGTTATGTTTATACTCACCACGTGCATCATAAGACTTCAAAGGATTACCAAGGTGTAACGGTTGAAAGTTTAAGGTCTCCAAGCGGGACAGATTCATGGCACCATAGAAACGGATACCAGCACGCACCGAAAGCCATTGAGGGATTTCTACATTCTAAGCAGCACGGACAGATTGCAAGGTTTACGCATTTGTTTTAATAATATCTTCGCAAAGTTGGTGCGGTATTTTAGACCGTTCGTAATTGTTTTTTAGCCCTTGCGTTCCAGTTTTTGAACCTCTAGGTGCTTCTTCGTGGTGACATTTTTTATTGCCATTAAAACATTGCGGTTTTGGTTTCCATCCGTTTGGATTGAACATGGGGTTGTATATATTGTTGCTCCAAATGTCGGTAGGCTTTGCTCTATGGTCACCGTATTGACAATACCACACCGTTACTCTTGGAATACCTTTCATAAAATCCATTTTACGTAAATACCCTCTCGGATTTTCAATGTAATATTTGCAATCAAAATGCTTTATTATTTTTAAAGTGTTTAAAACTAACCTATCACTTTTTTCAGCAAATTTGGTTTTGGGTTTGCCATTATCTCTATGGTGTCCAATAGCTGCGATGGAGTAAGTAGTGCAAGGTGGTGAGGCCCAAATCATATCCGGTTTAAATGGTATCATATCAGGAGTTAAAAACTCTATGTTCTGAACCAAATCAATTCCTTCAAAATCTTTGACATCTACGCTAAAAACATTGTGATTATAAGATTCTGCAACCTTACCAATTGACCTACTACCGGCAAATAATTCAAGTACATTCATCTGTTTTAATATAAACTTGCAATGTATTCATTGACTCCATAGTCTAGCAATACATAGCTATTGCCATCTGTACCCCAATTACTACGTTTGTACAGATCGCAATTGTCAAAGTTAAATTCAGGAATCAATCCTTTTATTTCTTTTACTTTTGCATCCGTTATAAATGTAGCTTCATTGTATCTCTTCTGACAAGTAATTCCCATACATACCCATTTCAACTCTGCTAGTGGTGCGATGCTATTGTATTTATTCCAAATCTTATTTTCGTTAAGTCCTTGTAAATACCCTTTTCTATTTATAGGTATTTTTACAACTATGTTTTTTAGCACCAATACTATTCTTGTTGAGTATTTAATCATCTTTTTTAAGCCCAAATAAAAAAGCTATCCCGCCGAATAAGGCAACAAATGTAAAAGCAATTTCATTGTCTATGGTTTGAAAGTTTATGTAATTTTGCAATACTCCAGTGATCACCATTAAAGCAACGGTGAAAAAAGCAATACTAAAAGCTAAGTATTTTATATTTATTTTTGTCATAATGAGTACAAATCTAATGTATAATTTTACAATACAAAGGATTTATAAAATAATTTGTAAAATAATGATACCAACGGCTAACAATAAAGATTGACGGGTTCTAGTTAATCTTACCTTTTGTTTTTGGTTTGTTTGTGAAAGGCTTTTTAAGGCTGTCTGTGACATTTTAAGGTCTACTTTGGCACTATCTATTAACTGAAGGTATTTTACTTCCTTAGAAGCGTTTATTATGGCTTNTCCGGAAAGAGAATCCTTCTGCAAAAGTTCAATGTATATACCATCCATCTGATGCAAGGTAATAGCAACCATAGTATCACCAGTTTCTTCATCTATCAATACGTTTTGAGAATAGCTGTACCCGTTGATTAGTAGGAGCAGCCCGATAGTTATTAATTTTTGTTTCATAAATTACTTTGATAGTATCTGATTTTAATTTTAAAACTTCGATTTCCAAATATAGTGTATCTGTATTAGTTAGCTCTATTATGTCCGGTTCATGATGTGGTGGGTCATATACGGGATTCTTTAGCATTATAAACAAACCAATGGCGTTCAATACTAAAAATAAGATAATGGTGATTAATGGATATTTCATTTTTTTACTTCAAATTCCCCTATTGGTGTGAGTAGTATATCTTTTGTGCAAGCATTTAAAACCACATTGAAATTGTGGATGCACCTGGCTTGGTATTCGCTACCAGTTTCTGTTTGCTCAAATTCCCGCACCCAATCTTTGGTGAAATTGCGGAGCGTTCTTAGGCTCTTTTTAAGTGCGGCAGTTGTATCTAGTTCCTCAGATAACTCAGCCGCTTGAAAGCAAAGTAAGTGAAGCAAAACTTCAGGTTGTATATCGTTCATAATTGCGTCTTAACTTTATTCCAGTATTTTAGTGTGCTTTTTTTCTTATATCCATTCCAACCGCCGTTCCAATTACGGGCCAACCTTTCATTTGTTGGATTGGTTGTGTGTTGCTTAATAACATTAAACATTTCAATGGATTTGCTTTTACTCCAGCGGTCATCTAACGTGTATTTATTTTCTTTTAGTAACCGGTTAACCTCTCGCATCATGATAGGGCGTATTTGTAGCACGCCTACCGCATCTTCTCCAGCATTGTATGCCATACTATCACCACGGCTTTCAACGTGGATTATAGCGTCTATCAAGCTATCTTGAATTGTTGGTGTAGTTTTAACCATAACCACTTCAAATGATGAAGTGGCGTAGTTAATCAACAATGGAAAAAATAAAAAAAACCTCATTACAATCTTAGGTACTGAATTACCGAATCACTTAATTTCTTTTCTGACTTGTAGCATTCAATTCTATTTTCGTGTGCCCTTACAGCGTGGATGACCGTTGAATGATCGTATAGCTGGAATAGCTTACCTCTAACCGTTACTCTTCCGGTTTCTTTTAAAGATAGGTGCATTAATTTTTGGCAGATGTAAAAGTACATTTGTCTTATCTTTACGTTTGGGGCAAGTTGGTTTACTTTGCCGCTGGCGGCATGTCTCCAGAATACGCTATCAAAATCTCTGCGGCAACACTTCAAAACTCCTTTCAATATTATTTCCTTTGTCAATGGGATAGGCTCAGACTCACCAAGTGCATTCAAATCTATTTTCTGCCATTCCTCAAGTTGGGCAATTAATCCAGCTCTTTTGTTAATTCTCTCTCTTATCATCTTTTATCATCTCTTTAATTTTAGCCTCTAGTAATAAACAAACATCAATATCCATTGGCATACTGTGCCGCACCCATTCTAATAACTGTTCAAGTGGTGTTCTCATTTTACTATCAAACTATCTTTGTTAAACGTCACGTGCGGAACTGGTATTTCTTCACCGTTCTCATCAATATAATTTCCGCCATACTTAGCCGCTGCTAATGAATGTTTGCTATTTTTTTCAAAGTCCTTTAAAGCGGAATTGAGTTGCTGCCATTTGTCCAAGTGCTTGAAATCATAACGGGTGGCACCGTTGCGGCGTTCAAACCTTATCCCGTGCAACTCAAATGATTTGCCATATTTCTCACTCTCATCTAAAGCAACTGGCTCTAGGTCTTTAATGGCTTGATCTAATTCCTGCTTGTATCCCTTTAGTTCAGCATAGGCAATCAAGGGGTCAGTTGCCCCTTGAATTGCTTGAATTGCTATCTCTTTAAAATGGTAGATCATTATTGCTTTCATTATTTCTTAATTGATATTCTTGAGAAGTCTGTATTTTTTCTTTTATGAAATTAGGCAGACTTTCAAATAGTTCTTCTTTGAAATTGTCAAAAGAAAGTTCTTGTCTTTCGTTTATCATCTCCGGGCACTCCATACCCTTTGGCAACAATGACACACTACTGATATTAGCATAGGTATTGCCATTGGCTGCGGTTTTGTGCGTGATGCTTAACAAGCACGGCACACCTAAAAGGTTGGTAACATCAAAGGCCGTTGCTTCTTTGTCGGTAAATGACTTACCACGCCAAGACTCAAGAAAACCACGTAGGTTTGCTTTTTCGTGCATACTCAATGAAAACTCTTTTGAGATAACACGCGGCTCTGGTCCACGCTCCTCTTTGAATACTTGCATCTCGGTTGGTAGCTCCCAGGTGATGCGGACTTTGTTAACCATCTTATCTACTCCTTGATAAGTTTCTTGATTGGTTCCCATTTCAATCATTGAATAACATCTAGCGGGATATGATCCGGCTTCAATGGGTTCAAAGTTCTTTTTTGTGCTGTTTGTTGTTGCTGTAATTGACATAAATTTAAATTAATTTTAGATAATATTCTGTTAGTGATAAATTAAACGATTTTGCATTGTCTAGTGATAGCCTAACCAAATCAATCAAACTTTGCTTTGTGCTGTCTGTAATAGACCGCTGGCCGTTGATCATTGCATTAAATGTATGCAATGACATTCCATTGACGCTTGCAACATCTTCGCGTTGTTTAACGGTAGTGCAGGCTTTTAGGATATTCCTAAGTTCCGGACTTATTTGTTTTTCAAATTTCATTTTCTATTTTATTATATATTTCTTGTAGTTCTTTTATTCTCATAGTAAAGTACATTAAATAATCAAGATCATCATCTACATCAGTACTAAATAATTTAGCCCTTTCTTTATAATCTTGAATACTATCTTTTAATAATACTCTAATTGTAACACTTTCCGCAATTGTTAATTTCATATTGTAATGCAAATATATACGCATATAATTAATATACAAGATAAAAATAAATTAGTTTTGGATTTAAGGGGGCGTTTCCTTATACCCCGTTGTTTTAAGTGTTTTTAATTTAGGGTATACCCCCTTTTTTACTTTTCAATGTGTCCTAAATGTTTAAATATACTGATTAGTAAGGAGTTACGAGGACACATCGGACACGTTTATAAATTTTATACAAATAAATAGTGTGGTTAATAAATAAGTTATACATTTGCGATGATGTACAAAACTAAAATTTCCTTATTCAAGTCATTATTTAAAAGTAAGGATGTGCCCTACCTTTTAACCTTAGACCAAGTATTTAATAGAATAAAGGAAGGTAAGAGCAAAGATATAATAGATAAACTATCTACTAATCCGGAACTAAAGACTAAACTCCCTTGCATTATGTTCTCTGGTGAGTTCATAGAACGTAAAAAGACGGGTTTAAAGGAACATAGTGGTCTTATGGTATTAGATTTTGACAAAGTGCCTGAAAACGACTATAAACGGTTATTTGACCAGTTAAAAGAAAACAAACATATTATTGCTTTATTTAGATCACCATCAAGGAATGGTATAAAAGGAATAGTACATATACCAAAATGCGATGCAAAAGAACATGAACAATATTTTAAGGAGTTTGTCAAGGATTTTAATTATGACTATCTTGATTTGTCTGGCTGTAATGTTGACCGAGTTTGTTTTGAGTCTTATGATCCAGATATTTATATTAATTACGAAGGGCTGGTATATGCTCCTAAGTTAATTGAAGACGGGTTTAGTATAAACGAAAAGGTGCCATTGATACCTTTATCTGATGAAGGAAAGATAATTGATTTAATTATGGCCTGGAATTGGTCACGTGACTTTGTAGATGGTCAAGCAAATAACTTCGTGCTAGATATATCCGGTGCTTTCTGTGAATATGGAATAAATGAAACCACGGCCCAAGAATACATCATAAACAATGTGGCCATAGGTGATTTTGACGAAAAGAAAACACGAAACACAATCAGTAGTGCATATAGGCTTCGGTCCTTTGGAAGTAAATACTTTGAAGATTATACCCGAATAGATAAGATTAAAAAGGATTTAAAATACACTAAAGAAAAGGTAAAGGAAATACATAATATTGATGATGAAGTATATGAGCAAGTGGCTAACGATACGGAACACCACGATTTTTGGTATTATGAAAAAGAAAAAGTAAAACTCATCCCGTTAAAATATAAACTATTCTTAGAAAGAAACGGGTTTAAAAAGTTCTTTAGTGGTGATAGCTTAAAGCCTTCTTTTGTAAAGGTAGAGAGTAATATAGTGCATGAGACTAGCACGGAGAAAATAAAAGACTTTGTTTTAAATTACCTTTTAAACTTGGATGAAGATAAGGTGTGGTCCTATTGTGTTAACTATCAAATAATGTTTAGCGATAATTATCTCCAGTTTTTGGATAGCATTGAGTTGTTAATGTTGAAAGATACCCGCTCTAAATCATTTGTGGCATACCGCAACGGTATACTTCATGTAACTAAAGATAAGGTGGTTTTGAATGATTACACGGACTGTGATGGCTACATATGGAAGAATCAAATCATAGACCGTGATTTTACACCTTCTAAAGTAACTAATAACGATTACAATGTGTTTATCAATAACATCAGCGGCGGTGAGTCGTTAGCCTTTGAATGCACAATTGGTTATTTATTGCACACTTTCAAGAATAAGGTGAATAATAAAGCTATAATGCTCAATGATGAGGTAATAAGTGACAACCCTGAAGGTGGGACCGGTAAAGGGTTATTTGTTCAAGGATTAAGGCAAATCAGAAGAACTGGTATATTAGACGGTAAGGCCTTTGACGATAAGAAATCATTTCCTTATCAAACCATAAGCCAGGACACTCAGATATTGGTTTTTGACGATGTAAAGAAAAACTTTGATTTTGAAAGCAAATTTAGTTTAGTTACTGAAGGGATAACCCTAGAGCGAAAGAATAAAGATGCTATAAAGTTAACGGTTGAGGATTCGCCAAAGGTGGTTGTATCTACTAACTACGCAATCAAAGGTGAAGGGAATAGCCATAACCGACGCCGACACGAAATGGAGTTTGCACAGCACTACAACAGCAGCCGCACGCCATACGATGAGTTTAAGCGTCAATTGTTTGATGATTGGAACGATAATGATTATGTGCCATTTGACAATTATATGGTTGGATGTATTCAGAAGTATTTTGATTTCGGTTTAATAGAGCAAGCCAATGCCAAGAATATCAAAGTAAGAAGGTTCATAGCAGAAACCTCAATGGAGTTTGTCGAGTGGATAACGGATAAAGACAATGAATGCGTTGATAAGAGAATAAACAAACGTAACTTCTATGATCAGTTTGTTGAGGATTACCAAGATTATAAGAAATGGTTGACACAAAAGAAGTTTAATATTTGGGTGCAGAAGTATTCAAGGTATAGCAGCTATGAATATATTGAGGGCCACACCAATGGTAACCGCTGGTTTGAATTAGTCAATGAAGTACCGTTTTAGATATGATACATAAATTTCCATACGAATGGACACTTAAAGACGCAAAGTTTACAAAAGACAAAGGAACTGTATTTAGTTGTTTTGCTTGTGGTGGTGGGTCTACAATGGGTTATAAATTAGCTGGCTTTGATGTTTTAGGATGTAATGAAATAGATCCTAAGATGATGGAAGCATACAAAGCAAACCACAACCCAAAGTATTCTTACTTAGAACCAATACAAGATTTTAAGAATAGAAAGGATTTGCCAAAAGAACTTTATAACTTAGATATATTAGATGGCTCACCGCCTTGCAGTAGTTTTAGTATGGCTGGTAATCGTGAAAAGGATTGGGGAAAAGAAAAGAAGTTTAGAGAAGGACAAGCAGAACAAGTTTTAGACAATCTATTTTTTGACTTCATAGATTTAGCAAAGGAATTACAGCCTAAAGTTGTGGTTGCTGAAAATGTAAGTGGTTTAATGATGGGTGCTGCAAAGGAATATGTAAAACGTATTTACAAAGCATTTAAAGATGCTGGCTACCAATTAAGAATAGAACCTTATTTATTAGATGCTTCTACTATGGGAGTACCTCAAAGGAGACGTAGAGTGTTTTTTATAGCATTACGAAATGATATAGCAGATCCATTTATGGAACAAGTAGATATGTTTCAAACTGCACCTAAATTAGAATTAAACTTTAATGAAAAAGAAATAGCAGTTAAAACATTTGCAGAATTTGAAGATAAAAAAGAAACTATAAATTATAGTGAAAAAAGATTTGGTGATGTTATTTTAAACTTAAACAGGGCCGCAAACACAATCACAAGCGGTGTACGTTTTTGGTTAAATGAAAAGCAAATACTAAAAAGTAAATGCTACAATTTAATAGGAAGTTACCCAACTGATTATAAATTTAATTCAGATAATGTTTATATGATAGGAATGAGTGTACCGCCAGTAATGACTGCACAAATAGCAAGTAGAATACATGAACAATGGTTAAGTAAGATATGCAACTAAGAGACTACCAGAAGGATATTGTTAAGCGTGGTATTGATATCATAGCGGATCATCAATTGCTGTACTTACAGATGGAAGTGCGGACCGGTAAGACATTGACGGCCTTGGCTATCTGTGAAGAACTAGGTGCCGCATCGGTGCTATTTATTACCAAGAAGAAAGCAATCAGTAGTATTATTAATGACTATGAGAACTATGGCTTTGACTTCTATATCAATGTAATTAACAACGAATCACTACACAAGGTAGAAGGTGAATATGATATAGTAGTAAGCGATGAGCATCACCGTAACGCATCATTCCCAAAGCCTAACAAGTCAGCCAAGATAATCAAACAACGATGGGCCAACCTACCTATGATATTCCTATCTGGTACACCTAACGCGGAAAGCTACAGCCAGGTCTATCATCAGTATTGGTTAAGTAACAACTCACCATTCAAACAATGGCCGAACTTTTATAAATGGGCAAACAACTTTGTGAACATAACCACACGTAACTTTGGTTATGCTGATGTCAAGGATTACAGCCAAGCAGACTACACCAAGATCAAACCGTTCATTGATAAGCATATTATCACCTACACACAGAAGCAAGCGGGGTTTGAATCTAATGTGAACGAGCATATACTTCATTGTGATATGAAACCAATCACCCTACAAATCATTAGCCAACTAAAGAAGGATAAGATAGTGCAAGGGCACAATGGGGTTATCATAGCAGACACAGCCGTTAAGCTACAAAACAAGATACACCAGCTATGCAGCGGAACGTGTATACTTGAGGATGGAACCTCGGCAATCATTGACCATAGCAAAGCGGAGTTTATAAGGGATAAGTTTAAAGGTAAGAAGATAGGTATCTTCTATAAGTTTAAGGGTGAGTTGCAGATATTAAAGGATATCTTTGGTGATAGCTTATGTACTGAGTTAGATGAGTTTAATGGTACTGATAAGAACATAGCACTACAAATAATATCAGGGCGTGAAGGTATATCACTACGAGAGGCAGACGCATTGGTATACTACAATATAGACTTTAGTAGTATATCATACTTCCAGAGTAAGGATAGGATGACCACAATGGACAGACAAGCCAATGATGTATACTGGGTGTTTGCCCGTAAAGGAATAGAGGCTAAGATTTATAAGAACGTAATAAATAAAAAGGATTACACCGTATCAATGTTTAAGAGAGATTTTTTTGAAGTATCAAAGTAAAGTAATAAAAGAGTATATAGAATGTGGATATCTTGTGTTAAACATTATAAGATTAAGTGTGAACGGTTATCCTGATTTGTTATGTTTAAAGGATGGTAAAGCAATCTTCATTGAATGCAAGACGGGTGGTGATACATTAAAACCATTGCAGAAGTATAGGATAGATGAGTTAAATAGCCAGGGATTTGAGGCCTTTTGCTTAAAGGATGGAAAAGTAATTTATGGAACTAAAAAAGAAATATAAGGTTACAGCATCGTCAGCGGGTAAGAAGATTACCGCTGAAATTACTGGGTGTCTTTCAGATAAGAGAGATTTGTTTATTAAGTTGATGCGGGTACACAAAATTAAAAAAACACACATATGGAGACTAATAGAGATTATTTGAAGGGGATAGGGGGGTTCGAAACATTTTGGCGAATTACTGACGTACGTTTGT